TTTCGTTGAGTATTCTCGTGAGCATGTAAATCTCCTGCAAAAACTTCTTTAAACTTATCAAATCTAGTTAAGTCTACCTCTGGTGTAACATGTGGAGGTATCTCTCCTCTTACGTGGGTAAATAGATACTCTGCATCTATTAGTTCTATACTATTTTTCCTATGCAAATCTGCATAAGGTAGTATTGCCCAGTCATCACGATAGTAAGTACTATCTATCACTGTTACTAATGGGTTGAGTTCGTTTGTTACTCTTTTTAAATTTGTAAAAAATGTTTTATTCTTCCTAGTAGCCTCGTGGTTACCATCAAATATAATTGTTTCAATAGAACAATTCTTTACAAAGTCAAAATAGAGTGTTAACTCGTCCATAGAAGGAGTCCTGTCAAACAGATCTCCACCTACTATGTGCAAGTTAACGTCCTCTCTTTCTTCTATCTCTTTTAATTGTTGATAGAATAATTCATAGCGAGAACATGCCCAACTAGCAGGCACGTTCTTTTGACCTAGTTTAATATGCCAATCCGCTGTGAATAAAATCATTTATCTTCCTTTTGCTCTTTTCGCCATTGTGCTACCCATGGAGCATTAACTCTTTCTGCATCTAAAAAGACCGCATTAGTAAATGCTATAGGTAATAAAATAGCTATATGAACTATGATACTTGTTACAGTTGAGTAGCCTAGCCACCCCATATAAAAGGAAGCAACAAATCCAAAATATACTGACCACATAGTAAACAAGACTAACATAAAGTAAGTTTGTAAACTCGGGTCAGGTATATATTTTAATGGATTGTATTTTGCGTTCATAACCAAACGCCAACTATCTACAATAAATAATACTAATTTTTTGTAATAGTTCATGCTACGAAGTCTTCCCCAGGTGTCCATTCACACCCAGTTAATCCACCAGCTTTTAAAGCTTGTAGAGTTCTAAGAACTTCGTTTGCATTTCTGCCCGTATCTAAAGCGTTGACAGAGACGTGCTGAATAGTCCTATCTGCATCAAAGATGTAGGTAGCTCTAAAGCACACGCCTTCTGTTTCATCAACAATCCCTAAATCATAGGAAAGGTACAAGCCACAATCAGCTGCTAAAGTGTGGTTAATGTTACTAATGATAGTATTGTCTTGTTTCCAAGCCAACTTACAAAATTCATTGTCACCACTAATACCAATAACGTTAGCTTCATCAACTAATGCGTCCATACCTGCTATTTCAGTAGGGCAGATAAATGTGAAATCTTTAGGATAAAAGTATACTACACTCCAGTCATGCTTGAGTGGTTGATATGTTTCATCAACTTTTACAACTTCAAATTCGTTGTCTTTATTTACACCCTGCAAACTAAAGGCAGGGAACTTCTCTCCTACACCAATCATGATACTTGAAACTCCTCATCAATAGATTCGTCTGTATTAGAGTTAGATGAACCAGCTCTAATTCTGTCAAGTAATTCTTTTTGTGCATCTGGTGTTGGCCTTGGCAATACTTCGTCCATAGACTTAAGTTCTGAAATTAATTCCATCTCTTTTTCATCTAATGGTCTAGATTTGCACTTCAATGCTTGTAGTTGATACTCTACATTGTAAGCCATTGGTCCAGTTTTCACTCTTTTGAAGTGAACGTCCCAACCAGTCTCGATATCAGCAGGATCACCTAAGTCTTCTGCTGCTACTAAGATTTGTTCTAAAAGTTTTTTCTTTAGATTTAAAACTTTTACTTTACCGCCATGAACGCACTGGATAGCATACGACCAACCACACTTAAGCTCTGGGTAGTATTCTCTGACCCAGTCTTTTTCAATGTTAGTAAATGCTTCTTTCTCTCTATCAAAAGAAAGACACTCGAACGGAATGTTCTTGTCGTTTTCGCCTTTAATCCAGTAGACATATCTTGCACAGACATCTCCTACCATTCTGACTACGTTATCGCCTTCTACATAAGTGTAGCTCTCGATTTTTCCTTTTTGGGCTTCGCCCTTTAATTTTCCAAATGTTAATGCCATTTTAGCTCCTTTAAATTCTTGATTTCTTCAAACTTAAAATGAATCCTATCATCTTTAATCCAAAGTAATCTGTTTTGGTTTATTATGTCCTGATTACCAGTATAGTGCATCAGGTCTAGTGTGGTATTTTTCCTACTTTGGTAGTCGAAGTAATTACGCAAGGAAGCAATACCAGCGTATTGCGCAATTTCTATATCTGAATACCTAGCTCTTTGAATAAACAACGCCTCTGGCTGAAGCAAAAAACTATCGCCATGAAAGCTTTTCTGCCAAAACCGAAATCGTCTATCCTTCCTATTTACTGGAAGCTTTTTGTATGTTAAGATATCAAGGATAGTCAGTATGTCACCAACTTTGCCGTTGCTCTCTTTTAATATCTTTTTCCAATTATAGAATATCATTATATCAAAAATCTAACCTTTTGTCAAGAAGTATTTTTCCATGCTATATGGTCTTAACTTCATAACCTTGTTTCATGTAATACCCCATTCTCGCATTTGCTTGCCGTGTAGCTGTTTTACCGACTAAGTGGATATCTACCACTACAGGCTGAGGTTTATTTTCGTACTTTCTTATTACCCTACCAATTAATTGTGTTAGTAGTGGTTCATTATTGATTGGAGTTGCTAATATAATACAACTTAAACAATCAAGTGAAATGCCCTCAGAGAAGATACTTTGTGTTCCGAAAAGAATGTCTTTACCCTCTCCAAAAATTTGTTTAATTAAAGCAGGTCTCTCTGTATGTGGGACATCTCCAGTAACACAGATAGAGTTTTTCCCTACGAGTCTATTGACTTGTTTTAGAAAATCAACTCTATCCGATACTACTAATACTTTATGTCCTTTTGCTGCATAACTAGCTGCAAGAACACCAATCATATTCTGGTACTCCCAATCGTATGCAATAGTATTAATTCTAGATGCCCAAGGCACTTTGTGTCCATCAGGAAACCTAATTCCTGATTTTAGAACATTTACTATTGGTACGAGATAGTTCTCTTTTGGTGGTTTAAATACTGTACTACTAAAGTAGTCTTGAAAGATAACATGACGCCCGTCCTTCCTTTGCATTGTACCAGTTAAACCAATTTTATATCTTGCCTTGCTAGCATCTACTAATCGTGTAAATGTGGGACTACTAACATGATGCATTTCATCGAGAATAAGTGTTCCAAAAACATCTTTAATCTCGTCTACTCTACGATATAGTGTTTGAACATTTCCTATAACAATAGGTGCGTCAGTTTCAAACCTCCCAGAGCCAATGACTCCAGGTGTAATTCCAAATACTTTTTGTACTTCTTTTTCCCACTGCGAACGTAACTGTAAAGTATGTGTTACTACTAATGTTTTTTGACCTAGCTTATTAGCAATAGCTAAAGCTGTAAAAGTCTTTCCCCAGCTGACCCAAGCGTTAATTATACAACTGTCTTCGAGTTCGTCATAAACCGATTGCTGTGATGGACGTAAGTCAAACGCAAAGTCTAACTCGTCAATCTTCGAGCAAACACGCTTATCGACTATTTCGTAGTCCTCTGGTATTAAATCCGTTCTTCCAATAGGCATGGTAATTAACCCACTCCTAACTACTCCCATATTCTTTATAATGAAAGGTGGATCTAACGGATTCCTTGGAGGTATTGAATAAGTGAGTTCCTCGTCAATCTTTGACTGCAAAGTATTATTTACTTCCATGAATATTCTATTCGATAATACTGCCTTCACTCAAACTCCTCCAATACGGCCACGGATTAATATTAATACTAGTCCTTTTTCCACGAAAAGCATTTACAGCATGCTGCACCCCAGGAGAGAACAATACAAGACGATTAGATATAGGTTGAATTCTATCATGCCTATATAACGAACTTGTTTCTAATAACAGCTCGCCTCCTCTCAAGTCATTGTATAAAGTAGGATAATATACACAGGAACATAAGGGGAACACTAAATTCCCTGTCTCCTCAAAAAGGTTCTCATGTTTGTCATAGTGCCAGTCTAATGGTCTTGAATTTTTATGAGACCATATCTCATACCACCCAAGCTCTTCCATATTATAATATTCATTTGCTGTTTCTATAACTTTCTCTACAAAAGAGTCCTGTATATTTGGCTCTCCACGAATCATATCCCACGCACATTCTACTTTTTCACTAATATCTATGTCTAGGGATTCGCTCCAATCTTTGTCCAAAAAATTATCTATAATATGCATACTACCAGCCTTTTATAATATTTGCTATAATCATTATAGCACATATAACATTTAATCCTACAATAAAGCTTCTAGCGACAGCTACAGCATTATCGTATTCTTCAGTTTGTTCATCTGAAAAACTACCGATTGCATACTTCCATACTGTCCAAAACTTTTTCATACTTTTCTCCATGTTCTTTTTTGTTTCACTTCGGAATAAGACCACAAAATACTAGGTTTATTACTAACCATCAGTACTTGTGCATACTTCATCTCTAACGATGGGGGTCTTTTTACGGTAAAAGGAAAGGGAACTTTCTCTAGCCAAATTAGACTAGCCGCTCCCTTTCTTTCTACTTTCTCTATTTTTATAGACTCTAATTTTACTGGTGTAGTCTTCTCATAATGAAAATACTTCCCATTGGAGTCTATATAGTCGTCGCCCCTATGCTGTATCATGCTTCGAAAATCTTCTAGCATATACTTTAAGGGGTATAAATTTTTATGTGGAGTTTTTAATCTTCGTATTCCAATACTACTACCCTTGACATTCTTGTCATCTACTATTTGGGTATCACAAAAGAGAAGTCCATCTCTTTCTTCTATTTCATCACTATGTAAAACATAGACAGGAAACTGTATTTGGAATATTTGTTGAAAATTCATTACTCATATGCTTTTGCAAATTTTCCAAAGGAGTAATCTTCTCCTATGTCAAAGTCGCAACCTATCGCTGTACCAGGAATAGATAACCCTCTATCCTTTTGTACATTTCTCTGTAGAATTTCACAATATTCATCAATTGCGTCTTCTTTTACTTCTGCAAGTATAGAGTCATGTACTAGAGCGAACATTTTTACAGGTAACTTCTTAGCGGTTACCTCACGGTGTGCGTCTATGGCTCCGAGTAAATTTACATCAGATGCGATAGATTGCACTAGAAAGTTAATACCACTACGAACTTCATGTGCTGCTATACCTTTATCTTCACTAAAGACATTAGGTAATCTTCTTTTTCTTCCAAAATAAGAATATATAAATCCATTATCTTGAATAAATTGTTTAGACCTGTCTAACCAAGTTTTTAGTCCGTGAAACTGTCTAAAATAATCTTCAATAACTTCTTTTGCTTGAGTTGTGCTAAAATATTTGCCTGAGTCT